GTCTGGCTGCGGATTCCAAGTCCGAGGCCTTCGCTCATGTAACCGCCAATTTTCTTTGTTACACGCGAAGGGGAACGAACCTGAGCCGCTTTCCTCATTGCTTCTGCTGCCATATTTGCAAGCCTGCGGGCCGCCGATGCTACAGCGCCATACTTGGAGTTCAGGCCATTCACGAGACCCTGTCCCATGTTACGGCCAATACTTGATGTGGAGACTCCGCTCATGCCGGATTTTGCTGCACGGGCCAGGGACGAGCCTGCGCTCCTTGCGGATCCTGTTTTACTGGATACGCCAGATGCAAATTTTGATCCGACGGAAGCACCTGCGCTCCTGGCAGAGGATGCCACGGCCTTCATGCCGTTTACGGCATTCTTGCCGACCGCATTGCCGGCGCTCCTTGCGGCGCTCATTCCTGCGCGGATGCCCGCAGCAAATCTGACACCTGCCTGACGGCCTGCCGCCTGAGCAGGAGAAACCGAACTCTTAAGAGCCGTGGTGATGCCCTTCACGGCCGTTCTTGCCGCCGTAGCCGCCTGTGTAAGACCCGTTCGGATACCCTGGGCGAATCTTGCACCTGCCTGCTGTCCTGCGTTCTGCATAGACGAGAGGCCGCCCTGCATGGACGATACAGCGTTATCCACTGCCGTCTTTGCCGCTTCGCCGATGGGCTCCATGCCTGTTGTGATACCGGTGACCACTGCTGTTCCAAGTGCTTCGCCTGCGGACTGAGCGTCTGCGGAACTTTCATTCATGGCCGTCAGGGCGCTTGTCATCGTAGACTGGACTGCAGTCTCTGCAGCTGATGCCCCGCTGTCGATTCCGGATGCAGCAGATGCCACAAGGTCCTGACCTGCGCTGTCTGCGTCGCTCTGGATCGACGAGTCCGTGAGGATGCTTGTCGCGGATGTGACCGCATTTGTTGCGGATGTCGTCATCACACCGGAATTAGCATCAATGCCTGTTGCAAAGCCTGCCATCAGGCTCTCACCGCCCTGTGTGCCGCCTGCAAGGAAAGCAGTAACAGAACTGTCCGTCACCGTGGTAGCTGCCGTAGAGGCCGCTGTGGTGACCTGCGGAGCGGATGCTGTGATGCTCTCGGATGCCGCTGTGGTGTAATCTGTTCCCGCTTTTTCGCCGCCTTTGAACCAGTCGATTACCCCGCCGATCGCGTCACCGATCGGACCGGCAACCCCTGTGATTGCCCCCATGATACCGCTTCCGATAGCGTTCATAATGTCAGAGCCGACCTTGAGCCAGTCAGTCGACATGATCGTATTGACCAGCTCGCCGAACAGCTGAGGCACCATTCCGATCAGCGTACCAATGCCCTGGATCAGTCCGAGCGCCAGTGATGCAATGACCTGCACACCGGTCTGGATGATCTGGGGCAGGTTCTGGATGAATCCTGTCGCCAGTGTGCTGATGATGCTGACTGCGCCTGATGCCAGGCTCGGCAGTGCGGATGTGATTCCACTCACCAGTGATGTTACGATCTGGGCTGCTGCTGTCAGGATCGTCGGCAGATTAGCCATGAAATTCTGCGCGAATGTCTGAATCGCCTGCATAGCGCCCTGCGCCATGCGGGGCAGGTTTGCGGAGATACCCTGCGCAACCCCGACCAATAACTGCATACCTGCAGCCAGCAGGGACGGAACAGCCGCGAGGATGCTCGACGCAAAGCTACCGACTACGGTAACTGCGCTTGTGATCAGAGTAGGAGCATTGGCTGCCACACCCTGTACAAGCGAAACGATGATCTGTGCTCCGGATGATACCAGGGAGGGCGCCAAAGCGCCGATGGTATTGAGCAGGCCGCTCACCATCTCGGAGCCTTTAGAGATCAGATCCGGAATACGGGATGTAATTCCGCTCGTAAAGTTCTGTATGATCTGCGGGCCCTTTTCCTGCACCATAGCAAGGATGGAATCAATCTGCTCTCCGAACTTGTCGTAGAGGACACCCAGACCAGCAAGTGCGGCACCGATCAGTGCGGCGGGGAGCAGTGCCTTCATGGCGATGCCCATCATGGTCTGCAGTCCGCTGGCGAGCTGTCCGCCTGTATTAAGGATTACCCCGCTGACCTGCCCAAGGGCACCGCCAACCTTACCGGCAAATCCCGTGACCTTACCAATGATCTGGCCAAATACACTGTTGGATGTAAAGCCGCTCCATGCGCTTGCTCCCGTCTGCGCTATTTTGGAAAAAATACCGCCTGCTTTATCTCCTACATTGCTGAGCCCTGTCAGCACCTGAGGAAAGGTGCGGGACGTCATATTCAGAATAGCATTGCCGGCATTGGCAAAACCACCGGAGAGCATTCCTGGAATGGCTCTCGCAGCGCCTCCGAAAGATCTGATTCCGGCAATACCCGCCTTCCATACGCCGCTGTCCACAATGGAGTTTGCGATATTGACTGCTCCAAGGGCTCCCGCAGCAGCGGCGGCGGCCTTAAATCCTTCCGGGAGCTTATCAAGCAAGCCACCGACCTCTTTAATCGCTCCGGTGATACCACCTGTGTCAAATGCATCAAAAATACCGCTGACCGTATCAGCGATTTTCTGACCATCGAACTTTTCGACGATTCCGATGACCTTCTCGACCGCGCCGATGCCTCGTTTCTGGAAGACCTCGAACGCAGGCATCAGCGTATTGGTCACGGTCTCCGAGAGGCCGTCAAGGGCCTGCCCGGTTGTCTTGTAGGATGTTGCAAGGTCTGTAAAATCTGCACCCGTACCGACTTTTTGTACTGCCTCAAAGAAATCGTTTGTGGCAATCTCGCCTGCCTGGACAGCCTGTACCATCTCGGATGTGGTCATGCCCATCTCAGATGCTACAGCCGCAATACCCGCAGGAGTCTGCTCGAGCATGAGCTTGAAGTCCTGCCATGCAACAGTAGGCTTTGCCGCCATCTGAACGCCCTGCTGTGACAGGGTCTTCATGGCCTGCTGGGGATTCTCAGCCGCTGCGGCGATACCGCCGAAGCCTTTGACCAATGATTCAGCCGACTTAATACCGACCGCATCCAACTGAGCATAGGTCGTGGCCATGTCGGACGCGCTGTAAATAGTCTGCTGAGCAAAACTCTGAAGTTCTTTCTTTGTGGCGGCGATCTGTTCTGCAGTATGGCCGTTCATTTCGGCATTTTTCGAAAACGTCTGCCATGCTGCAGAAGTCGCTTCCAGTTCACCTGTAAATCCTGACACAGAACCTGTCAGGGTAGAAAATGCCTTCTGCCCGATACCTACCAGTACGCCAAAGCCGAGCCCGCTCTTGAGCTTGCCCGCCAGGCTGTCCGCCGCGCCCTGCGCCGAACCGAACACCGAACTGAAATTTTTATCCTGCGCAGAAAGTATCGCAGTTACGGAATATGATTCAGCCATTTTTCTTCTTTCCTTTCGCCTCTTTCAGGAGCGCGGACACCGCCTGCATAACGTCCCTGTGTTTGCTTCCGTCTTTTACCTTCCGGATTGCTCCTTCATAATCAAAGAAATCCTTGAACCACTTGTACACCGGAGTGCCTTTCTTTCCCTTGGTAGCCCGGGCCGCGACAGTCAGGAATGCCTGCTCGTGTGTGCGGTATTCCTCATCGACCTGCCTCAGCTCCATGGCCTGCATGAGGAGCTCATACTCCGGGATTTCCATGCGGTCGACCTGTTCCATTGAGGTCATCCCGAGATACCGGAAGGCATTCAGGGCAATGTCTCTTCTCAGGTCGTCCCAGCTTTTGCCTTCTCGAGGACGCTCTCGAACCTCGCTTTCTCCAGCTGCTCGTTCTTGGTCATCGCTTCCTTCAGCTCCTGGGTCTTTTTCTTTGTAAAGTTCGCACTCTCGAAAAAATCCAGCAGATCAGTGCATTCACGTTCGAGAGTGGTTTCGTCAGAATCAAGCCACGCCTCGATCTGTGCACGGCTGAGGGTCTCGGCGTCACCGCCGTACTTGTTGCCATACATCAGGCAGTCAATAAGCTTTTCAAAGTCCTGGTCGATCAGGCCGGCAATAGCATAGGTGAGACCCATCTTTTGCTCTTCGCCGTTATCCGCTTTAACTTTCTTGGTCTTGTCAATGTCACGAACAAAACCAATGCCGAACTTGAAATTTCTGATCTTACCGTCGATTTCCCTTGTATACATTTCATTTCCTCCATCATCGTGAAAAATCCCCGGGACGATCTGCCCCGGGGACTATTGGTCGTTCTTATTGTTCAGCTGCAGATCAGGCCTTCTGGACAGTATCTGCGAAGACATAGGTCGCGATCTGCTGAGTGGCAGCATCGACTGTGCACTCGCCGTCTGCACCGGTGCCTTCTGCGGAATAATCGATGGATACGGTTGCCAGATCTTCTGCAGATGCCTCAACCTCAAAAGAGGTCAGGTAGCCCTGGTAGTAGGTACCCATGAACTTGCCTGCGGTTGCTCCGGGACGGTCCAGATTAACCACCCATGCCTCGACCTTCTTGCGGGTCTTCATGGCATCCTTAAGGTCGTCGATGGTGGTTGTGCCGTCCGGATCTGCACTGTTGATGGACATCAGTGCTTCCTTGGACAGTTCTACAGATGCGGTGCCTGCCGCGACAAGTGTGCCATCCTTGGTAACAGTGGTGTCAGTGTCTGCAGAAATGCTCTCGGAATCAGTCGTACCAAAGGGCACAAGCGCTGCTGCAGCGGCAGCCGCTTTCTCCAGGACACGCAGCAGGATGATGATCTTTTTGCCCTGGACTGCGGAATATGTGACTGCGTCAAACATATTAAGCTTCATAGTGTTTTTCTCCTTCATTTATGCTTTGGCTCAAATAGAGCCGATCTGTTTCATGTGGACCTCGTACAGGCCATGGACATAGATCGTCTTTCCTGATGATACGGAATCATCAAAGACGCGCATCCCAGATTCGGCGACCATCCACCTGTATGACGGTGTCCCGTCCTCTTCCATCTCACGGATGACCTCGCCGATCAGGCCAAGCATCCGGAAGACTTCATGCTTTTTGTACGGGTCATCGTGCCAGACGCTAACAGAATGGTAAACATCCTGCATGACCTCCCGCTTGCATGACAGGTCGTCAGGGAGACGGAATTCCTCGATGTAGTAAAACGGATGTGCCACATCAGCAGGCGGAAGCTGGGCCTCGTAGACAGAATGAGCGGGATCCTTCTCCTTAAGCCTCCTGATCAGCTCCACACGGTACTCTTCAACGGGTAACGCAGATATGTGGATCACCTCCTTACCTTACAAGTCTATCCATGTCGGATTTAAAGACCGGTACCTGCTCATCAAAAGCAGGCCTGACAGCAGGCTCAGCCTGCATGAAGCGGGTGCCATACTCGACATACATGGAGTAGTTTGTCGTGGGCCCGATTTCCGCAGTCATTCCGCCGTCTGTAATGACGGTATTGACACTGCCTGCGGTATCGCCGGTCGAGTAGCCTTTTGTATACGCGCCTCTCATGTGGCTTTTCATCTTCTCGTTCAGCTGATTACCGTTCTTCAGAACGACCGCCTTGACAGCCTCGCGGTTTGATCCGCAGTAATTCAGCTTTGAGACAAGCCTATCCATGCCCACAAGCTTTACCTCGCCCATATCACTTCACCTCGTGGCAGATAAATACAGAGCGCTGGCGCAGGTGGCGGACAGCGTCCACATCATAAGGCTTTGCCTTGCCCGTAATGCGGTCGACGATGCGGATATGATCAAAAGGCTCGAGATGGTGGCCGTTGAGCCGGACCGTCACACTGCCCTCGCGGAGCTTCCCGTACACAAGCTGCTGAGTCGTGGCCTGCGTGTCAGTCACATCAGCAAGCCTGCCTACCGCAGTCGCTGCGCTCTCTGTGTATCCGCCATAATTTTCGCTTGCCGGGTCCGCCACAAGCTCACGCATTCCGTCGGTGACAAAATAGATTTGCGTATCACATCTCATGTCCATCACCTCACAGGAATGTTATGGATCCGCCGGACACGGTTTCATTCTCGCGGTCAAGATATCTCTGGATATCAGCCTCGAACGGAGCAAACAAGTCTGTCAGCCAGGAAGCCGACTCACCCTCGACTGTCATGGAGCTCTTGCCCTCGTCTCCGATCTGGTTGAAGCGGGCGAGCACCACGTTTGTGACGATATATTCCAGGTTCTCCGGGATGCTGTCGACCCCGCCGAGACGGTTCTTCAACTGAGCCTCTACAAGGTCGATAATGTCCTTCAGAAGCTCGTCGGATTTGGCATCATCGACATCCATGCTCAGCATGCGCTTGATTCTGTCAAGATCAACAGCCATCATCCACCTCGCTTCCCGCGACGCTTCGGCTTCTCTGCAGGCTCAACCGTTTCCTCAACTGCTTCCTCAACTGTTTCTGCCTCTTCTTCAACTGCTTCCTCAATTACGGGTTTAAGGAGCCGTGTAGATTCGGACATGAGGAAGGCGATGCGCTCCGGGGAGGGCTCAAGGCCTTCGCGGGGATACTCATCGCCCTTGTTATAGAGGTGGTAGCTCCGGCCCTCGGGATCCTGCAGGTCGTAAAAGCCTTCAATCACTCTGTATTTAGCCATATTGATTCTCCTTATCCGGCAGGAGAGGTTCACAGCCGGATGCCTCCCCTGCCTTTATCGTGTGCGCCGGTCGATCAGGTACCGGAGATAGTGCCCTTGAACACGCCGTCGATGAACTCGGGGTAGAAGACCACGGAGCAGAACAGCAGTGTGGTGATGGAGGCGTTTTCGCTGTTCACCTGATGTGTCATGCCAACAAGGCCGGTGGGATCTGCGGTAAGGTTGAACGCCTGCGCAAGGTCGCCGCCGGTCCCGGGAACGTATGCGCCGTTAAGGTTCTCGCGTGCGGTTCCGAGAACTGTGCCCTTGGACAGGTTGGGATTGACGATGGTCAGGCCAAGGCCAAGGAAGTTCTCGATGTAGGAGAAGCCGAAAGCGGTCTGGACAGTGATATTGGCAGTGCCGAGATAGTCGGCCACATCGTCAGAGGAAACGAAGTATACAGGAGTGACATCCTTGTCCTCGTAGTATCTCTGCATCTTGCCCCAGATCTTCGCGAGGACGCCCTGCAGGGTAGCTGCGCTGCCGCCGTCGCCGATGCCGGTGCCGGAGCTGATAGCGCCGAAGAAATTGGTCTTGACGGACTTGCGAACCTCGGAGATCAGCTTCTCATCTCCCTCGTTGATGGCACGTGCGTGGCCGACCCTCTGGATCGACTCGGCAGTGGTCTGTCTGCGGTGCTTGCCGAGAGTCAGCTCGATGGTCTTAGCCAGTTCGCGCTCAGCTTTGGTGAGCGGGATGACCTCGCCCTCGCCGACCTGCTGGGCAAGGGTGATGCTCTTCCACCT